CCAGAGAGTGATAAGTATCTCAAATCTGTAACACCACGCACTAATGAAAATTAGTTCTATAATATAAATATAGATGGTATCGAAAGTTACCATCTACGTTCATCCCACCCTCTCTTTCCGATGGTGGGACGCAAGTAAGTCGCGGAACGGAGCGTTCATCCTATGTTATCACTAGCTTTGATTTTCTTTAGTCATGTTCCTCCTGGGGATTTCCTTAGGTGTGAAGACTATCAATGGTTGAAGCAGGGTCTAAAAGAGACAACTCTTTTCACTCCTGCTGAAAAATCTGATATCTTAATCCATTGGATTAATCATACAGACCCCCATTGTTTTGATAGCAAGGACGCAAACGACTGAAGGAACGGGGATTAAAAACCTCATTTCTTTAGGAGACCTACAATGAACACACTTACTCTCATCAAGAAGCAGATCCAGAAAGCAGCAGCACTGCACGATGCACAAATCATGCACACCTCTTATCGTGGTGTCCAGTATGAGTGCAAGCAAGGTGCTGATGAAGTCCATGGAACCTTCTGCTATCGCGGTCACACTTATAACAAGTGATGGATTATCGATATCACACTGATGATATGGATGCAAGTAACAGACCACCAGCATGTTATCAACTCAAATATAGAGGAGTAACATACTGGTCCTGTTACAAAATTCACTTGGACAAATATTTTGAACAACTTTTATCGATAGAACCAATCTATAATAAAAAGTAAATGTTTCAATATACACACAAAGCACCCATTCGGGTGCTTTTTTGCTATTCTAAATAGCTGTAACCTATAAGGAGAGTCATGAAAATCTTTCTGGACTGTTCTGACCCAGAACTCATTGCTCATGCCTACGAGACAGGATTGATTGATGGCGTCACAACGAATCCTAGTCTTATGCTCAAAGCGGGTAGAAACCCCAAAGAAGTAATCAGGGAAATTTCTGAAATCTTTCCCTGGAACGCATCTATTTCTGCAGAGGTTGTCGGTGACACGGCAGAAGAGATGCTTGACATGGCAGAGAGTTACCTGGAAATCGGACCAAACATTACAATCAAAGTTCCATGTACAGTCGAAGGGCTGAAGGCATGTAGAGAATTAACAACTGATGATGTTCATGTAAACGTTACATTAGTATTCACAACGGCACAAGCATTACTTGCTGCGAAAGCAGGAGCAACATATGTTTCTCCTTTTGTTGGTCGTGTATTTGACCAGCACTGGAATGGTATTCATCTTATTGAGGAGATTGCAGATGTCTTCGCTACTCACCAAATCAAAACTGAAGTCCTCGCTGCTTCCATTAGGGAAGCTCACCAAGTATCCGCTGCTTTTAGAGTGGGAGCTGACATTTGTACTTTGCCTTTGCCAGTTTTTTATAGTCTTTACAAGCACATTCTTACGGACACGGGTCTAGAAAAGTTCAATGCCGATTGGGCAGAACTACACAACTGAGGAAATCTAATGCCAAGGAACGAACTGAGTAAGGACGAATTTGAGGTGCGAGTTTTAAAATTGAAAAATAAACTATACAATGGTTCTTACTCGGCTCGAAGTCAGGAGTGGTGTGATGGAGCACATCATGCCCTTCAAGAAGTATTAAATGCCCTTCAAGAATATAGAATATGAACAAAGACAATCTAAAAATCTTAATTAAAGACCTTGAGTTTGCTGTTGCAGAGCTTAAGGCAGAAATATATGGCGACCCCAATTCTTACCTAGATAGTGAGAATGTGAGAAAGGTTCGCATTGAAGATGACGACGGAGAAACAGACTAATGAAAAACAAGTTGATTATGAAAACCCCTGGATTTTTGAAGGACAACCTTTTCTATCTGAAGATATTGGTGATTCTTTCGGCTTCGTCTATTGCATTACAAATATCCTCACGGGTAAACGCTACATCGGGAGAAAGTATTTTCACCAATTACGAAAGCCTAGAGGTGGAGGCAGGAGAGTTAAGAGTGAAAGCGACTGGAAAAAATACTACGGAAGCTCTGCTGAACTTACTGCCGACAGGAAGGAGTTCGGAAATCATACCTTTAAACGGGATATTTTAAGCCTACATAAAAGTAAGGGACTCACAAACTTTGAAGAGACCCGACAACTATTCCTAAACAATGTACTTACGGAGGCAATGTCAGATGGCACACCAGCGTTTTACAACTCAAACATCCTCGGTCGGTACATGCGTAAAGATTATTTCAACCCTTGACCCCCGCTGATGGGTCTGCTATAATAACGAGGTAGTCAAGGGGAGACGCCCAAGCATGTTCAACTTCTACGACGAGTCTGATTTTTCCATTCAAGATATGTATCTGGACCAACTAATTGACCAGATGCATATTTTTGCAGAGCAAGGTCGTGAGAAAGATGCTGTTGAGGTGTACGAACAATACCTTACTACCTCCTCTATGGGTCAGTAGCTCAGTTGGATAGAGCAACTGCCTTCTAAGCAGTCGGTCACAGGTTCGAGTCCTGTCTGACCCGTTGCCCATTAGGGCAAACGGTCCCTTAGAGGAAAGCATATGACTACAGCACAAAAGTTCTCGTCTCATATCGAACTTCTTTATGAGGCAATTGATCGACATGTAGTTCTTGACACCGAGTATCCTACCATTTATAATCAAGTACTGAAATTCTATGAGGAGAAAGGCGTCGATTTCTATGGTGATGTAGATGAGGATTATGATATCCTCCTAACTAAACTTGAACAGGACCTATTTTATTATGAACAAAGTGACAGTTCTTCTTGAACGTTCTCCTTATCGGTATGTCTCTGTTGGGATACTCGACAATGGGTATCCCGACTACCGAATCCAAAAGTTCGATGAGTGGACTAAGCGTTACAAAGACATGTATCTTTGTGACAATGCCATGCAAATCGATACTGCTATGGAAGACTTTGAATATACTAAATGGCTCGACCCCGACCCCGAGGTTGGTGCCTATCGCAAATGGAACTAACATGAATTCTTATCAGAACGCAGTACAAGCACTCAAGCAGTGCGTTAAAGATGCTGTTGACAACGACGTAAACCCCAATCTTCAATCTGAAATCTGGCGTCACTATCAAGGCATGAAATCAATTGCTGAGCAAATTCCTGAAGAACAAATTGAATACAAATTTTCTATTACAGACGAAGGAAGTATTAGCATTACGACAGGTTCGGGATTTTATGACCCCGATTATAATATCCAAGCAGCACAACCTGTTGACTTTGGAAATACATATGGAAGAGACGTAATCACGTTCTCCTAGTCTTTGCCAATAGACTTTAAACTAGATGGTTTTAGGCGCGACAGACGCTCATAAAGAGTTTCTCCGTTCTCTAAAAACGGAGTGGTGGAGTCATTATGACCCTCTTTGTTTCTTGCTTTAGCAAAAGCAAGTGGTGCGGATGGGGATTTTCTTCCCGCTCAGGACTTAGTTATTACCTGGCTAAACAAAATAACTTGGCGTGCATGTGTCCTGGGGGTCTGACCACCCCCATTTTTACGGGGTGTAGCGCAGCTTGGTAGCGCGGTTGCTTTGGGAGCAATAGGTCGCAGGTTCGAATCCTGTCACCCCGACTTATCAAAACCATAAGTTATGGTAATCTGACAGAGGGCTTTACAAATGTAAAGAAAACCTATATAATGTAACAGTTCTTTACAAAACACAATGACTGTCACAACAAACGAACAAGGTCAAATGAACATGTGGGCAAAAGAACCCCAGATGGTTATTGATGACTATCACTCCAAGGGTCTTGCTACCCCTATGGAAGGCATTGAGCGTTACAACGGACGCTGGGCGATGATGGGCATCATCTCTGGTTTCCTTTCCTACGCTATCACTGGCAAATTCTTTTTCGGTATCTTCTGAGGTAACTATTATGTTTAACGACAACGCAGAAAAACTTAACGGTCGTGCAGCAATGATTGGATTCGTTGCAGCAATTGGTTCGTATTTGGTAACAGGACAAGTCATCCCTGGCATCTGGTGATTGACAATGGTTCCTTTTTTGTTTATAATTACTTCCGTTGCCTTCTTCATTTTGTTGGCAGCATCTGTTGAAAAACTTTGCGAAACTTATTAATGGCTTTCACTATCACCACCAAGCAACCTGATGGAACCGAAACTACTTTCTCGTGTGAAGACGACCAGTACATTCTTGACGCAGCTGAGGAAGCGGGTGTGGACATCAACTACTCGTGTCGTGCAGGCGCTTGTTCGTCGTGCGCGGGAAAACTCGTCTCTGGCACCGTAGACCAAAGCGACCAGTCTTTCCTGGATGATGACCAAATCAATTCTGGTTTCATTCTGACTTGTGTTTCTTATCCTACAAGCGATTGTGTGATTGAGACTGACAAGGAAGAGGAACTGTATTGATGGAAACAGATGTCTACGCTGGTCTTCACATTGCTATAGACCAACTTGGTTGGAGTGAAGAAGACGATATTGTAGTAGAAATTGGTGGCATGGCTGTAACGGGTACTGCCACCCATCCAGATGCAAATCCTAAATGGGCAAAACCTTTTGGAACTATCTCGTATCAGAAGGATGCCTTTATTGTTATCAAGAACCGCTCTCGAACTTCTTTTGAACCAAGTAAACCTAATCCTGATTTAAAAGCACACCATGCAGAATAAGTTCTATCTCTTCTCTAAACATTCCTGTGGTCCATGTGGATTGGTAGACAAATACTTTAGGTCTACCAAGGTTGACACCAGTATCATTGAAAAGGTAGACCTGGAAGACTTTAGTGATGTTCCTATTCCCCAAGAGAACCTGGACCTTGCTAAAAAATATGGGGTAACTGCTACTCCTGTATTGGTTGTTACCGACTCTGAGGGCACTATGTTGGGTAAATATACAGGTGGGATGCAAATTACCCAGAATATTAGAAAACTAATAGAAGAATATGCCTAACCCCAACGCACTTTACGAAGACATGGAAACCCTTAACATGCTCTATGAAGAGTTATGTTGGGACCCAGAGGATAAACTAGAGTTCAAAGCAGACTTTGAAAATGATCAAATCATCATAAAAGTCAAAAAAGATACAGAGTAAAGAATAAATACCTACTCCTCTACAAATAGTCCGATGGCACTTTTTGCAACGGCAGTAATTCTTTTTGGCACTTTCTTTGGTGCTGCAATGCTAACACAATCTGGCGACGAATAAATATAATTGAATATCGTCGGCGCAGACAGAGGGGTAACTGGCACAATCCAGTTGACACCCCTCTCTTTTTTTGCTATTATACATACTCTGAGTCACTCATCGAATCATTTCTCGTAACGGTGGATGCTGAGTTCTATTATTCTAATGCTTTTTAAAAAAATTCTTCCTCTTGCTGCGGCAACAACGATTCCCCTTGCTGCTTGTGCCTATCCAAGCATCAGCGAAATCAAGAACCCTCCTGAAGTTGACGTGACAGTTAACAAAGAAAAGGCAGTGCCTATTCAAGTGGTGGAAAAGTCCTGGAAGTGCCCTGGATGTAACACCAATGAAAAATATGTCCTTGAGCAACTCCAAAAGAAAACAAAAATCTCCGACCGAAATGCCCTTGCAACAATTATGGGCAACATTAAATCGGAGAGTAACTTCCATCCCAACATTTGCGAGGGAGGGGCTAGAGTTCCTTACAATAGTTGCCTTCGCGGTGGCTACGGACTCATTCAGTGGACCTCTACGAACCGTTATCTGGGGTTAGGACGCTTTGCCAAGAAGTACGGATACGACCCCTCCAGTCTTGAGGGACAAACTGCATACATGATTAACGAGTATACCTTCCAGAAGTACCTTCCTGAATTTGAAGGTCCTGGTCAGACTGTATCTCAGTATATGGTCGGAGCATATTACTGGTTAGGTTGGGGCATTAAAGGTCATCGTGAAAAGTATGCTTACGATTACACTAAGAAATTTGTTTGGGCATGATTAACACCATTAAGAAACTGATTAAACCTTTTGTTGGGATTCCTGCACCTGAGGTGTTGGAAGATGACCCTTGGTTTGGACCTGCTCCTGAGACAGAAAGGAGCATTTTGATTAAGGAAGCAAAAGCAAAAGCAATTGCAGATGCTCAAATTCTTCCTTGTGAGTCAGACAATCACCATCCTCTGCACCATAAAGAGGCGGAGGATATCCATCAGAAGATGTATGAGATTGCTACCTCTGGTGGAAATACAACTACGCAACTGAACCCCATGCCTGAACTTGGTGGAGGGTCCGAGTCTTATCAATCTGGACCAGGCGGTTGGATGAGTGGCACAGGAGTCCGACAATTCCATTGACAGATTCGGGAAACCGTAGTATGATAAATAGGTAAACAAATGTTACAGACCATTACGAGTCTGTAACAAACACCTGCCGCTTGACCGAGACTAGGCAGGTCTACCAATCCGTCTCTCATATCCAGTCTGAGGGTGACTGGAGCATAGTATCACCACCATTTCCCTGATGGTCCTACTATCTGTTTAAGTTCAATGACTGCTACACTTTCACAACAACGTTCTACTAACACCTGGGAACAATTCTGTAACTGGGTAACTTCAACCGACAATCGTTTGTATGTCGGTTGGTTCGGCGTCCTGATGATTCCCTGCCTCTTGGCAGCGACTACATGTTTCATCATCGCCTTCATCGGTGCTCCTCCTGTGGACATCGATGGCATCCGCGAACCCGTCGCTGGTTCGCTCATGTATGGAAACAACATCATCTCTGGTGCTGTTATCCCTTCTTCTAACGCTATCGGTCTGCACTTCTACCCCATCTGGGAAGCAGCAAGTCTGGACGAATGGCTCTACAACGGTGGTCCTTTCCAACTCGTTGTGTTCCACTTCCTGATTGGCATCTATGCTTACATGGGTCGTGAGTGGGAACTTTCCTACCGCCTAGGTATGCGTCCTTGGATCTGCGTTGCATACTCTGCACCTGTTGCTGCTGCTAGCGCAGTATTCCTGGTCTATCCTTTCGGTCAAGGTTCTTTCTCTGATGCGATGCCCCTGGGTATCTCTGGTACTTTCAACTACATGCTTGTGTTCCAGGCTGAGCACAACATCCTGATGCACCCCTTCCACATGCTTGGTGTGGCTGGTGTGTTCGGTGGTTCTCTGTTCAGTGCAATGCACGGTTCTCTGGTTACTTCCTCGCTGGTTCGTGAAACCACTGAGAATG